TTATGACGATTTAAGAGCGTATAAAACGTCTACTACGGTTGCATCTCAAAGATTTGTAAGTATGCCAGAAGACATGATTTATTTAAGGTCAGTGCAANTAACAAGTAGCAGTAATAGGATATTTTTAGAAAAAAGAGATACCAGTTTTATATCTGAGTTTAATCCTGGTGATTCAACTGGAACACCTAAATACTATGCTAACTGGGATGATGCCACAATCATAATAGCACCGATACCATCAAGCACTTTGAGCATACAAATTAATTATATTATTGACCCACCGCATTTTAACAGCTCAACAACTACATTTTTGTCCACAAATCAAGAAAGCTTATTGTTACATGGTGTTTTAACTGAGTGTTTTAGCTATTTAAAAGGTCCGACTGATATGTACACATTATACAAACAGAAGTATAATGAAGAAATACAACAGTTTGCGACACAGCAAATGGGAAGTAGAAAACGTGGACAATATGAAGATGGAGTGCCTAGAATACCTGTTCCATCAATTTCACCAAATGTTAAAGGAGTAGGATAATGGCGATAACAACTAATGCAATATGTAATTCATTTAAAAAAGAATTATTAGAAGCTACACATAATTTTAAATCTAGTGGTGGTAATTCTTTCAAATTAGCACTTTACACAAGTAGTGCTACTTTAGGTAAGTCAACCACATCATTCACCACAGACAATCAGGTATCGGCCACAGGTCAGTATGCTTCTGGGGGGAGTGCTTTAACAAATGCAGGTACATCATTATCATCTGACACAGCCTTAGTTGATTTTGCTGATTTATCTTTTACAGGTGTTACGTTAACAGCAAGGGGTGCTTTAATTTATAACGACACAGCTTCTGGTGATCCAGCAGTATGTGTGTTAAATTTTGGTTCAGATAAAACAGCTACATCTGGAACTTTTACTATTCAATTTCCTGCTTTTACTTCATCAGCTGCTGTCATACGAATAGCATAGAGGTGAAACATGGCGTTAGTAATCAATGACCGTGTAAAAGAAACAACCACGACCACAGGCACAGGCACTGTAACATTAGGTGGTGCCGTTTCTGGCTTTGAAACATTTGCTGCCGGTATTGGTAACAGCAATACAACTTATTACTGTATTGTTTTAAATGCTGAGTTTGAAGTTGGTTTAGGTACTTTATCTTCAGATAGCTCAACACTCGCTAGAACAACTGTTATATCAAGTTCAAACAGTGACAGTGCAGTAGATTTTTCAGCAGGCACTAAGTTTGTTTTTTGTTGTTTACCTGCAAGTAAAGCAACTGTTTTAGATGCCAATAACAATTTAACTTTACCAGCTAAACTAATTATGCCAGATGTAACATCTGGAAAAATATTAGTTGCAGATGGCACCAGTTATGAAGAAGTCGCATTAAGTGGTGACGCAACGATAGCCTCAGGTGGGGCCCTCACTATCGCTAATGATGCCGTAGAACAAGCCATGATAGCCGATGATGCGGTAGGTGCAGACCAGTTAGCTGCAAGTGCTGTGGTAACAGCCTCAATTGTAGATGACAATGTAACTCAAGCTAAAATTGCTGATGATGCGGTAGGTGCTGATCAATTAGCCGCTAACGCTGTAGTCAATGCAAGTGTGGCTTCAGATGCAGCAATAGCCGACACAAAATTAGCAACTATCTCGACAGCAAACAAAGTAGACATCGGTGCACTAGATATAGATGGTGCATCAGACATAGGTGCTGCGTTAGCAGATGCTGATTTAATTATTGTTGACGATGGTGCTGGTGGTACAGAAAAGAAATGTGAAGTATCAAGAATAAAAACTTACATTGCGGATGTGACTTTGACAACAGCCGCACAAACCAACATTACATCACTTGGCACACTAACAACATTGACTGTTGATAATATAATTATTAATGGCACCAATATAGGGCATACCAGTGACACTGACTCAATAGCGATAGCTTCGGATGGGGTAGTGACTTTTAGCCAGAGAGACGTGCACTCAGGTGGTATTACTATAGCAGATGGCGGACAAATAGGTTCTGCTTCAGATACAGATGCTATAGCAATAGGATCTGATGGTGATGTAACCTTAACTCAAGATTTAGAATTGCAACACGATGGAGCGGTTTTATCTTTTGGTGCTAATGATGAAATTACTTTGACTCATGTGCACGACACTGGTCTTTTATTAGAAGATAGTGGTGGCACACCCACTTTACAGTTTCATGATGCAAACGAATCTTTTGCTTCTGATGGTAGTAAAATAATTATGACCTCTGGCGGCACTGCATTTAATATGCCGACATCTGATGGTAGTGATGGACATTTTTTAAAAACAGATGGCAGTGGAACGCTTTCATTTGCAGCAGCAAGTGTTAGCTCATTGGCAGCAGACAATCTTACAGAGGGGGATGCAGCAGTCACTATTTCAACATCTTCTGGAAACATTACGATTGATGCAACAGCAAACGATTCAGATATTATTTTAAAAGGAACTGATGGTGGTGCTGACACAACATTTTTAACACTAGATGGTTCAGCTGCTGGAGCGGCAACTTTTAACGGAGCTATAACGGCAGACGCTGGAGTTTCTATTGATAATATTACGATAGACGGCACGGAAATAGATTTATCAAGTGGTGACTTAACTTTAGACGTGGCTGGTGACATTGTGTTAGACGCTGGTGGAGACGAAGTTATTTTTAAAGATGGAAGCACTAATGTAGGACACATAAGTTTAGATAGTGACAATCTAACAATAAAATCTTTAGTAAGTGATAAAGACATGATATTTCAAGGTAACGATGGTGGTAGCGGAATAACTGCATTGACACTAGACATGTCAGCGGCTGGTGCTGCAACATTCAATAATGATGTAACTGCTTTTTCAGATAACAGATTTAAAGAGGATATAGAGACTATATCAGATGGTTTAAGCAAAGTGTGTAAACTTAGAGGTGTAACATATAATAGAATAGATATAGAAAATTATGGTGATAGACATATGGGTGTTATTGCACAAGAAGTAGAAAAAATCATACCAGAAGTTGTTAAAACAGACAAATCGAAAGAAAAAATTAAATCAGTTGCCTATGGCAATATGGTTGGACTTCTTATAGAAGCAATAAAAGATTTAAAGAATGAAGTAGACGAATTGAAAAATAGGAGTTAATTATGAGTTTCGGTACAGTAGCATTTGCAGAACAGTCATTTGCAACTATGCAGGAGCAAGTATTAGCTGTTGCTGTAACTGGTTCAGCCTTATCTATGAACGCAGGTTCATCTTCTTCTACGGCAAACGCCAACGTTTCTGTCACAGGCACAGCGATGACACCTTCAGTAGGAAGTCTGTCTATTGATCTTAATACGCCTGTAGATATAACTGGTATTGTATTAACGGCTACAGCAGGCATTGCAAATGGTGTGGCTTGGGAAACAGTAAGCACTGGCACCGCACAAACATGGACAGCTGTCAGCACAGGGACTTCACAAACATGGACTGATGTAGATGAGGTTGAAAAGGTAGCATAGAGAACTATATAATGGATTAAATAAAGAGAGTAATTATTATGGCATCAACATTTTCAAGCGATTTAAAAATAGAACTTATGGCAACTGGAGAAAATCCAGGTACATGGGGTGATAAAACCAATACTAATTTTAACGTTATACAACAAGCGATCGCAGGTTATCAAGAAATAGATGTTGCTTCATCCGATGTCACGTTGGTTATGTCTAATGCAGCGGTGTCTAACGCCAGAAACATGACTCTAAAATTTACAGGAACATTAGCTGCAAATAGAACAGTTAATATGCCTGCTAGTATAGAAAAGTTTTTCAATATATTTGACGGCACAAATCACGATGGCAATACTTTAACTTTTAAAGTTACCAGCCAAACTGGTTTTTTACTTTGTGAAGGAAATCATTATGTCTGTCATTCCAATGGCACAGATATAGTAAAAGATCAAGAAACAAGATTTTGGCGTGTAATTAGTGCAAATGAAACCGTACAAGCTGGAGCACAAATATTGGTAGATACTTCAGGCGGAGCAAGAACAATTACCTTACCTGCCTCACCAGCTGCTGGGGATGAAGTAACCTTTTTAGACTCTGAAAATACCTTTGACTCTAACAATTTAACTGTCGGTCGTAATAGTTCTAATATAAATGGGGCTAGTTCTGATTTAGTTGTAGCTAACGAAAGGGCAGCATTTACATTAGTTTACTCAGGAGATAGCACGGTTGGTTGGCAATTTAAAACAAGAGACCAATCTTTACACAGTGGCTCTGACATCATTTTAGATTCACCTGGGGACGTTATATTAGATGCAGATGGTGCAGATATTATTTTTAAAGACGCAGGTACTGAGATAGGTCGATTACAAAATAGCTCATCAGACTTTGTAATTCAAAGTGCTGTAAGTGATAAAGACATGATTTTTAAAGGCAACGATGGTGGTTCAACAATCACTGCTTTAACATTAGATATGTCAGCAGCAGGTGCCGCTACCTTTAACAATGACGTTACAGCTTTTTCTGATGAACGTTTAAAAAGCGATATTAAAACAATTACAAACGCCTTAGATAGAGTCAAAGAAATGCGAGGTGTTACCTTTACCAGAGAGGGTAGAGAGGGCACAGGGGTTATAGCTCAAGAAATGCAAAAAGTAATGCCGGAAGTTGTGCATGATAAAGGCGAGTATATGTCTGTTGCGTACGGTAATTTAGTCGGTGTTCTTATAGAAGCGATTAAAGAATTAGAAAAGAAAGTGGAGAAGTTAGAAAATGGCAATACCTAGTGCAGGTTCATCCTTAGCGTTTTCTGCCATTCAAACTGAGTTTGGAGGTAGTAATCCAATATCATTGAGTGAATATTACGCAGGTGGCGACAATGTGCCTTCTGGCACCTCTGGTGATGCAGGTAGTATTCCAAGTAGTGGCACGATCGCTGTGTCTCAGTTTTATGGCAGTACAAATCGAGTGGCAATTGCACTTACTATTTCTTCAACCACACAAAGTTACAACATATTCTCCAATAGAGGTGGCACTTATTCTGCGGGTAACTCAGATGTTACGCTCACCGTACAAGCAATTGTAGGATCTACAGGAGCTTCAGCGATTGACACAGGTAACCAATGGACATCTGGAGACACTGTAAAAATTATTAACAACAGTCAAATTGTTGGTAGAGGTGGAGCTGGTGGAGCTGGTGGCGGTCAAAACGCACAAGGTAGTGCTGGTTCAGCGGGACAACCTGCTATAGTTTTAGGCATTAACACTACCATTCAAAACAATGGTGGAAATATCCGTGGCGGCGGAGGCGGCGGCGGAGGCGGTAAAGGAGCTCAAGTTACACAACCTGTTAAAGGTGGTCAATTAATTCAACAATTCTCTGGCGGTGGCGGAGGCGGAGGCCAAGGTCAACAAGGTGGAGCAGGAGCTAGTGGCGGTGGCTCTGGACAAGCTAATGCAGGTGGAGCAGGACAAACGGGAAGCATTAGTGGAGCTGGAGCTGGTGGATCATCAGGTGGTGGCCCATCAGGTAGTGGGGGAGCTGGTGGTGGCTTTGGACAAGCTGGTCAAGGCGGAGGCAACAGTGGGGCATCTGGTGGAGCAGCTGGTAAGGCTATCAATTTAGCTGGTAATCAAGTAACATTTGAAGATGGTAGTGGAAACGTTCAAGGAGCAGTATCGTAATGTATCTATTTAGAGCTTATATTGAAAACAAAAAGGTAATCAACAGAGCGTACTGGGGTAACCCAGATGACACGGAAATCGTTAAATTAAAAAAACAAATTACAGATAAATTTTCTGGCGAAACATTTCCTTTTGAAGTAAACATGATAGGTGTAGACATGGGTGATGCAAATGTTTTAACCATTCATCAATGTTCAGTTGACTCTAATCACGCTTCTGTTGCAAAAATACAAAACAATTTATTGTTAGACAAAGACTTCATGCGTTATATTTATGATTTAGATAACACCACAAAAACTATTGAAGTTTTTTACAAAGATAATAATGCTTATTCTATGCAACCTCTTGGAGAGGGCTTATCTGTATATAGGATTTCCGATATGTTTGATAAAGATTTTAACAATTTAAAAAAACAATCAGTGTATGTGCAAGGTCCAAACGATAAAGTGTTTGCCTGGGCTAATAGTTTAAATAGCAGCATAGCAATGCCAATATCTGCTAGTAAAAAATTACACGCTGATGACAGCTATCAATTTCAATTTAATGATAAAAAAGAATTAGTATCTGTGCGTTTATTTACACATTTAATTAGAACACAAGTATATGGTGATAATTCTGATTTGTATGTCGAGTACACAGCAGATTTCGCAGATGAACTTACTAATTTAGACGACACAGAGATAGTGCTGCCTAAATATGATAATCATGGCAATCGAATAGCTCAAAGTGTAAATAAAGCGAACATTGGCGAATATGTCATGGTGCCGAAAGACGATGGTAGCGGTGGTTATGATAAAGTACTTCTTAAAGATTTATAAAAACTCTGGGCTAGGTGCTACACACGTTATAACTCGAACTGGTAATTTTACAATAAAAAGGTGGGGTATTTGGACACCTTTTTTGACAATTTTGTTTTCTAAAATATTTCCAGTTGAACAAGTGCCACACAATCATGAAGGAAGTTTTATTTCGTTTTTGTTATGGGGCACTTATGATGAAATAGTAAATGGAAAAAAAACAAAAAAAAGATGGTTGAATTTTTTACCTTACAAAAATTTTCATAAAATAGTCGCTGAAAAACCTGTTTACACTTTAATGTTTATGGGAAAAACAAGACAGAACACATCTGTCATAGTAAATAATAAAACCATACCATCGCAAAGATTAATTAAAGGTTATAAATGAATTTAACAGATCATCACAAATTATTAGTATCACAAGGTCTCATGCACCTATTTGCTATAATAGGTCTTTTTTATTTATGGGATTTAACTTATTTATGGTTTACTTTGTTAGGTATTGTGTTTTTTGCAAAGTTAGGCATAGAGGGATATTGTCATAGATATTTGTCACATGGTGCTTTTACAGTTGCTAGACCATTAGAATTGTTTTTAAACGCATGTGCTATCTTTGGCTTACAAGGACCACCCATGGTATGGGCAGCAAATCACTCTACACATCATAAATATTCTGACGTTGACGGAGACCCGCATCCTGCTGAAAATGGTTGGCGAACTTGGTTTTGGATTGGTACAGAAAAAAATTCTGTAATTAGCTCAAGATTAATTAAAAAATTAATAAAAGATAAATCCCATATAATTGTAAAAAAATACTACTATATTATTTACTGGAGCGTAGTTATGTTCTTTATATTAGTAAATATTAAACTAGCATTATATCTGTTTGCTTTACCCGCAGTATATTCATTACATGCCGCTTCTTGGGTTAATGTTTTTGGACATAGGTTTGGATATAAAAACTTTGAAACTAATGATAATTCACGAAATATTCATTTACCTTTTATTTTAATGCACCCCTATCACAATAATCATCACGCAAATCCTAGCAATTTGACAATTGCAGTTAAATGGTATGAAATAGACCACATTAAGTTTTTGATAAACTTGTTAAAAAAATTAGAATGTCTTGGAAAATTAAAATAGGTAAAGATCCTTTATATCCATACTTACAAATAGACAACTGGTATACTGAAGAAGAGCTTATTAATGTATGGAAAGAAATAGATTTTTACACAAGTCGTGATGTTGCCACAATAGAAAAAGCAGAGAATACTGTGGTGGCCCATGATGAAAAGGGCGTATCGAAATCAAACTCATTTAGATTTTACCTTTGGGATTTGTACACACCGAAAGGTAAACAGTTCTCACATATTTTAAATTGTTTGTATAAACAAAGGTCACAAGAGTTTAAAGACCTTGTTAAAAAGGCTATGCCTTTACATCACGATAACTATGCCGGTACTAACACTGATGCCACTATGGTCAGCTATTACGATGAAGACCAAGAATATAAACCGCACTCTGATGGCACACAATTCACATTTGTCATATGGTTGCATAAAGAGCCAAAAAAATATAAAGGCGGCGATTTTAAATTTACACAATCAAACCAAAACATTAAATGTTTGTCAAACCGCATGGTTATGTTTCCTAGTTATTTAGAGCATCAGGTTTTTGCAGTAAAAATGTTTGAAGATGCCATATTTGGTGATGGTCGATACTGCATTACACATTTTTTCAATTGGGAAGCTGTTAATGTTGCTAAGGAAGATTTAAGTGATGATATTGTAGTACCTGCATTTTAGGAGAAAATATGAAAGACAAAGAAGACAATTTACATGTGCCTTGTTGGATTTATCAAAAAGATGAGGGCATACCACATGATGTTTGCGATTATTATTATAATAAGTGGAGTTCACAAAAAACTGAACCTGCAAAAGTAGAAATGGAAAATAAAAAAGAAAAAAAGTATGATGAAAAAGTTAATAAAAAAACTAGAGATGTTAAAACAATACAATTACCCACATACACGGGTATTACATCCTATTTAGTAGCTGCGTCTTTGGATGCCAATTTTCAAAATTGGAAATATGACCTAAGCTTCTGTAGTCAGTCAGAATACTTAATATATAAACGTAATGGTAAATACACAACACATGTTGACTATTCGTTTAAAACAAATCAAGACCATGTGCGTAAACTTACTTGTCTTACTGTATTAAACGATAATTTTAAAGGTGGTCTTTTTTACCTTGTCAATGGCGTTGGTGAAAAGTTTTTTCCACCACAAGAAAAAGGTAATATTATTATATTTCCATCCTTTACTTTGCATGGTTGTGAGACCGTATACGAAGGGCAACGTCACGCAGTTGTTGCTTGGATGAACGGTAAGCAATATACTTAGTATTATGCCATTAATTAAAGTACCGTTTAAACCTGGTTTTAACAAACAAATGAGTGAATCCGTTGCGGAAAGCACATGGATTGATGGCGACTTTGTAAGATTTAGGTACGGCGAACCAGAAAAGATCGGTGGTTGGGAGAAGCTAACTGCAAATACTATAGCTGGTGCTGCAAGAGATACGCACAATTGGACTGATTTAGATGGCAATAAGTATTTAGCAATAGCCACCAATAAAGTTTTGGTTATTTATTATGGAGGTGCTTACTATGACGTGACACCGCTAGATACCGCATTGACCTCTTGTACTTATACGACTACCAACAATTCAGCGACTTTAACGGTAAACAAAACGGCACATGGTTTAGCAGCGGGAGATCTTTTTACTTTTAGCAACATGACCATACCAGGTAGTGGCACGGGTTTTGTGGCAACAGATTTTACTGATACCACGTTTGAAGTTGTTACACGAGCAACTGACACGTTCACCGTCACCATGAGTAAGGTTGAATCTGGGGCTGGTGTAACTGGTGCAACAGGGTGCAATGTAAACCCATATGTTAAATTTGGTCCAGCACAAGCAACCGCAGGTTATGGTTGGGGTGTGGCACAATGGGGTGGTGAAACAATATCTTTAACTAAAAATGATCTAAACGGTGCGTTGGGTGACAATACAGCTGGTACTGGAGGTTCTGGCACTGCTGTAACTTTAACATCAACATCTGGTTTTAGTTCATCTGGACACATTTTAGTCGGTTCAGAATTAATTACTTACACAGGCATTTCTAGTAATGATTTAACAGGTATTACTAGAGCGGCTTTGGGCTCAACTCGTGCAGCACACGATGATGAGGCAGTCGTTACCGATGCGACTAACTTCGTTGCTTGGGGTAACGCATCAGCAACTACAGATGTAACTTTAGAACCTGCTAATTTTGCGTTGGACAATTTTGGTACGATACTAATTGCCACAGTACACGATGGTAAAACTTTTGAATGGAATCCAAGCAGTGGTTTGACCACAAGAGCAACTGCCAGTAGTAATAATCCAACCAAAAGTGTTATGTCATTAGTTTCAGGCCGAGACAGACACTTGATACACTTAGGCACAGAGACCACAATAGGGACTGGCACAACACAGGACAAAATGTTTATTCGTTTTAGCGATCAAGAAGATAGAACTGATTACACGCCTGTATCAACAAATACAGCAGGTACCTTTAGATTAGACTCTGGTAGTAAAATTGTTGGAGCAACTAGAGCCAAAGATTATATCTTGATACTAACCGATACCTCTGCTTACACCATGCAGTTTGTTGGACCTCCTTTTACTTTTAGTATTCAACAGGTGGGTTCTAACTGCGGTTTGATTGGTCAACATGCCCTAGTGTATGTAGATGGTGCTGTGTTTTGGATGGGTGAGTCTGGAGGTTTTTTTGTGTTTGATGGTACAGTAAAACGCTTACCTTGTTCAGTAGAAGATTTTGTATTTACTGATGTAAATAGTGACGACTTAGGTATTAACTATGACTCTGGTGAAATAGTTTATAGTAATTACAATTCTTTATTTACAGAGATAAATTGGTTTTATCCCAAGGCTGGTTCTAACTCAGTTGATAGATGTGTCACTTACAACTATAGAGAAGGAGTATGGACTACTAGTTCTTTAGCTAGAACAACTTATGCTGACAAATATTTATTTGATAAACCAATAGCCACAGAGTTTGCATCTTCAACTGCACCTACCTTTCCGACCATTCAAGGCGTGAGCACAACCAATGGTGCAACAACAACCTATCAACATGAAAAGGGTGTCAATCAAGCAGACCAAAATGGTAACGCCACTGCCAGTATAGATGCTTTTATTGAATCTGGTGATTTTGCTTTTGTCGATGGAGGAGAGGGTGAATTTCTTATGAAGATAAAACGATTTATACCAGACTTTAAAGTCATTAGTGGTAATGCCACGGTCACCTTAAAAATAAAGGACTTTCCTAGTGAAACTAAAGCTAGTTCTTTATTAGGTCCTTTTACAGTAACAGCATCAACTAAAAAAATTGATACCAGAACTCGAGGTCGATTGGTAGCACTAAGAATAGAAAACACCACAACTGATGAGAACTGGAGATTTGGTTCATTTAGAGCAGATGTGCAACCTGATGGGAGAAGATAATGGCAAAAATAATTGTTACAATACCAGAACCTAAAGAAGAGTATGATGCTAGTAATCAAAGACAAATTCTTGAAGCTTTAAATACTTTAAAAAACCAGCTTAATTTTTCTTTTCAAACTACTTTTAAAAACGAACAAGATGCGTTTAATTTTTTCTTATCATGACTATTCAATATAAAAACCAAGGGTTTACCTTAGCGAATACTGATGAAACATCTGTGTTAACCGCACCAACAGACGCACGTTTACTTGTAAAACAAATACAAGCCGTTAATATTCACAGTAGTGCAGTCACTTTGACCACAAAACTTACGGATACTTCCGCATCAGCCACGCACACAATTGGTAATCAAGACATTGCTGCAACCAGCACGACCGATATTATTACCAATACGTTAGTATTAGAAGAGGGTGATATACTTAAAATGACCGCAGAAACAGCTGCAAAACTGTCTGGAGTAATCTCCTACGCTCAATTAGACAGATCGCAAGAAAATGGTTAAAATGTCGCCATGACTATTAC